AAGCGGAGATCCCGCACTATTCAAACAAAGGACAGAAGAAACAGTTAAATATGGAGCAAATGTTTATATTGCAGAAAAAGGATTAGAGGTTGATATGAACCTTTGCCCGTTTTGATAGGTTGAAACACCAATGTGAAAGCATAAAAGAAACCAGTTTATGCGGTATCTGACTTTGGTATGGAATTTAATATATCACAAAACTAAATTGAAAGCCATGAGATACCTTTGGCGGTTGCTAAAAGTGACCGCCAGAAAGGAGAATACGTGTTAATAATTGAGGATAAAGGACAGAAAGAGGGCTTACATATCCTTAAGAATAGATATTTTAAAAGCCACGATATGGAAGTCTTGCGTGCACCATTGCCGGTTGGAGATTACATAATTGCCACAGACAAGGTAGCGGATGTTATCCGTAGAAAATCAGCTAGAAAAATGGAACTTAAAAAGATGGATTTTCTTGGCACATATGATGTTTCCGTTGACACGAAAAAAGACATGCAGGAAATTGCTGGGAACATCTGTGGAAGAGCACATCCGAGATTCCGTGACGAGTGTATTTTGGCGCAGAACAACGGAATTAAGTTATATGTGCTTATTGAAAATACAGACAAGGTGTATTCCGTCAATGATGTATCTACATGGCATAATCCTCGAGTGGACCGGTATAACAATATTGCATATATGCACACGCTTGGAAAATTGCTGAATGTACCGCTACCGAAAACAAAGCCGACATCTGGCAAGGTATTGGCAAAAGCTATGTTGACAATGCAACTTAAGTATGGCGTTGAGTTCGTATTTTGTCGCCCGGAAGATGCTGGGGCAAAGGTTATTGAATTGCTTGGAGGTAGTGAAAATGGCGGAGAATAAGCGGTATTACTGGCTTAAACTGATGGATGATTTCTTTGATAGCAAACGAATCAAAAAACTCCGAAAGATGGCTGGTGGCGATACATATACGATCATCTATCTTAAGATGCAGTTGTTGTCGTTGAAAAAAGGTGGCTATCTGGAATATTCCGGATTGGAAGATGAATTTTACAAAGAGATCGCCCTTGATATTGACGAGGACGAAATCAATGTTCAAGTAACGATTCAGTATCTTCTTTCCTGCGGATTGCTTGAAACATCAGATTCCATTGAGTACAAGTTGCCATTTGTGCAAGATAACCTAGGAAGTGAGACTGCAAGTACCAGAAGAAGTCGTAAATCTAGGGAAAATGCACAAAAAGCGTTGCAATGCAACAGTGGAGCAACGGAGTGCAACATTTTGCAACAAAATTGCAATGTAGAGATAGATATAGAGAAAGATATAGATATAGATATAGAGAAAGAAAATACAAAAGAAAGCGTGCCTGCATCTGATTTGGACTTTGACGCGGAATGGGGATGGGAATACACGATCAATGCATATCCAAAGAAAACGTCGTTAACGTCTGCCAAGGTAGCATGGATGGACAAGCTTTTAGAAGTTATCGAGCCGAACAGGAAAGCCGTTGCAAAGCTGATATATGAGGCTACAGTGGCATATGTTACTGACTATATAGAGAAGAATCCGGATGATACAAATTATCGTTATATTCCGAAATATGGTGATTGGCTGAAAGAGGATTGCGATTACTGGATTCGTCAAGTTGAGAAACGAAAGCGAGGTGAGAGCAGTTGACGGAAGCAGAAATTGGAGTGATCGGATGTGTATTGATTGACAATGATTCCATGTACAAGGTTTATAACAAATTGAAGCCGGAAATGTTCAGCTCTGAATTTTGCCAAGATGCTTTTGCTGAAATGCTTGCCATGTATGATCGTGGAGAAAACATTAATGTCGTTTCACTGTCTCAGTCACTTGAAAACCACAAATGGGAGCCGGAAATGATTGCCGGGGAGCTTAAGGAATGTATTGCCGCAACTCCGTTATCGACAGCAATGAAAAACTATGCGGATGCAGTCATTAAGGATTGGCGGGCAAGGGAAACGAAAAGCCTTTTCCAGAGAGTGAGCCTTAGACCATGTGATATTGATAATTCGATCGCGGAAGTTCTTACAAGGCTTGAAGAAATCCAAGTTAATCAGTTGAAGAAATCTAAGTTGATGAAGCAAATCGTATCAGAGAACAAAGATAAATACTTCAATGATGATGTGGGAGAGGACAGGGTAAAGACAGGATTTTACCATCTTGACGATTGCCTTGGCGGTCTTGAAGGCGGAGACATTACAGTTGTTGCCGCGAGACCGGGAGTTGGTAAGTCTGCTATTGTGGCACAAATAATCGAGAATATGGCAAGAAAAGGCTATAACACTTGTTACTACAACATGGAGATGAACAACAGTCAGATTTATGAAAGGTTTGTTTCAAGAATGTCAAAGATTGGTCTGACAAGAGTTCGCAGGGCAAAGGCTTTTCTTGGTGGAGAGAAAGAAGCCTTTGACAAGGCAAATGATGAGCTTGAAAAATATCCGATCACAATTGACGATCAGACAAATGTTATTGAGGAAATGAGAACGCAATGCAGGCATCAAAGATATGACGTGATCGTAGTTGACTATCTGCAATTGGTACGGTGTAACCGGAAGTTCAATAATCGTGCATCCGAAGTCGGGGAAGTTTCGAAGCAATTCAAAGCACTTGCGAGAGAGCTTCACGTTCCGATCATCCTATTGTCACAGCTTAACCGAGTATCGGAAATGAATGTAACGAAAGAGCCTACAATGTCCGAATTAAGAGAATCCGGAGATATTGAGCAGGATGCTTCCAATATTATTCTTATGTGGAATTTGGATGAAGACAGAAAATTTAAAGGCTTGAAAGTTGAAAAGAATCGACAGGGTACACCGTTTAGAGAAGTTGTTCAGTTTGAAGGTGATCGTATGGAATTTATCGAGCGAACCGAAACCATTGAACAGATTCAAGCACGGATGCGACAGAAAGACGGTTTCCGAGAAGTATGTGGCAGCACACCATTTGATTAAAAGGTGAATGATTATGGCAAGTAAGAAATTTGAAAAAGGTTCCGAAGAATGGCAGTTTTTTAATGACTATTATAAATTCCGGCAGCAGTTTTATGAAGCTGATAACGAAGATGAGTGGTTCCAAGGAATGATGGAAGCAGGGGAAATGCTAATTAAAAAATATGCACGGACAAATATATCAAAATATGTTCAAAGTCTTGTATTTAGCCATTTTGAGGATGTAGAGAGGAGATGGAAGAGCAAATGAGTAATGCACTGGCAAGAAAGAAAAAGCGGATGCAGCCACTTGGATATTCCAAGAGTGAACTGATCGGAATACAGAGACACGCCAAGGCACAAAGCAATGCGGATTATCTAATAGAGGAATCCTATTATAACGTCCGTATGATGGCATATCAGGCACTGCATGATAAGTTCGGATTCGGACACAAAAGAATCATAAAGGTTGAGCAGACTATTGATGCATATGTGGAGAATGCAAAGGATGGAACGACAGGCGAGGAACTTGGTTTTTATCTGAAAGATAAATGCAAGATTGACGTGCGAGAGGAAACTAATAAGATTCCGTATCGTGAGAGCTTTTATCTGGTAGAGAGAAAGATTGCACCGAACTGCATGATACAGGCAAATAAGTTTTTACTGGCACAGGTATTTAATTATTTTGCTATGTTGGGTGTCTGCCTTAAAACACAGTTTAAATTTTCGGGAAATCAGATCAGACAGGTTTATGAGAGAATCAGATATTTGATTAACTGCCTTGCTACCGGATATGAAACCATGACGGGGATCGCAAGTGTACTGGAATGGGAATGTAAGTACATTGATAAGCGGTTTATCGGAAAGACGTATGAAATATAGGAGGAATGGTTGATGGACAAGTTAGCTGTGGAACTGCAGGATGGATATTTTGTGGAGATTGATTCTCTGAATCACACCCTGAGACAGAGATATGCCGGACAGGATAAGGACGGCAATGAAAAAGAAAGCGTTCGAACAATCGGATATTTTGGAGACATGAAACAGTGCATTAAGGCTTTGTTAGAGCGTTATCCGAGTGAGTTATCCGAAAAGGCGCAGATTTCCTTTAGTGAATACTTGGAACTGTTGGATAAGGCTTATACGAGGTCAGAACAGCTTGTGAACAGGATCGGAAAGGAGCAGGAAAATGCTGAATAGAGAAAAATACGCGGAAGAGATTTTAAATATTGCCTGTGATGGATGCAATATTGCGTTAATTAATGGGAAACTGGAAAAATGCAGGGGAGTCTGCAATAAATGCGATTTTTGCGATAATGACATTAGAAATGCTGGTCGTTGCAGAGAAAAAGCAAAAGAATGGGCGAACGGCCAGTATGTTGATTGGAGCGAAGTTCCAGTCGATACACCGATTTTGGTCAGAGATTCTGAACTTTTTGCGTGGAGCAAAGAACATTTTGCAAAATATGAAGATGAAACGGTTTATACATGGGATTACGGAAAAACGTCATGGAGCACATATGACGGTAAAATGAGTAGCTATAAATATGCTATGTTGCCGGAAAGTGAGGATCAGAATGAAAATAAGCAGGATTAAAAACCGGATATCTGAGGTAGCAACAGAAGCCTGTGGGTATTCTCCTCTAACAAAAGTGGTTTCGGAGGAAGAGATCAACAGAATTTTGGAGCAGGAAAGCGGATGGATTCCATGCAGTGAGCAGATTCCAGAAGAACCGGAAGAAAATCCGTTATTTGAGGGAAAATGTCTTGAAGTGTATTTGGTAACAACAAAATACGGAAGTAGTGAGCAAGACAAGGTATACCCATTTAGAGCATTTTGGAATGGAATTAATTTCACGGATGGAATGAATATTCTGGACGTTATTGCTTGGATGCCGCTACCAGAGTCATACAGAGAAAGTGAGGAATGATATGAAAGATGGAATACATCCTGATGGATGCATAGTGACAAATAAACAGACCAATGCAGACCGGATCCGGAGCATGACGGATGAAGAGCTTTTAGATTTCCTTTGCTCAATCGAAACATATGAGCAGGGTAGCGTAAAGACCATTGAGGGCGGCGTAGCAATGTGTTCTGTTGCAGAGGTGGAACAATGGCTTAAGGCAGAAAGTGAGGGATAGCATGAACAGAGCGGAAACAACAAGGTTTCTCGGAGAACTGCTTGTAAGTAGCCGATTTAGCGGCATGGGTAAATACTGGGCGAGTGAGGTTAGCATTGACGCGTTCACAACTGCCGGGAAGGGTGGAAGAGTAGATTTCATGCAGTTTGAACCGCCAAACCAATACGCAGTGTCATCGTTGGAAAAGGGAATTTTTATATGCTACGAAATCAAAAGTTGCAAAGAGGACGTATACAGCGGGAATGGTCTAAACTTCTATGGTGAGAAAAACTACATAGTAACCACGATGCAGTGTTATAAAGATATTCTTTCAGACTTGAATGATAGAACTTTTGAAAAACATCTTATTAAAACAAATCCAGAATCTTCCAAGAATTTTGGAATTATAGTGGCTGTTCCGTGGATGCGGGATAAATATCAGGAGTTTGAAGAACCGACACGGGTATCGGATGCTGTATCGTGGAGACTGGAAATAATAAAGCCCTGCATCGTGGGAAGCAGAAAAAAGTCTATGACGGAAATGCTGTTTTGTATGATGCGGAGCGGACATTAAATTTGAGAAAACGAGGAGTGGTATGGAAAAGATGACAGACGGAACATGCAGTATCTTAAATGATACTTGTCCGGAAAAGAATATTATGGACTGCCGGTATTGTCAGTTGCATAGCGTTGTTGAAGATTACAGAGACCGGGTATACAGGAAGCAGGAGGAGAACGATGGAGAGATTAGCACAGACAAGTGATAGAGGCGGAGTTGCCTTTACATTTGATTTAGACATAACCTGTGAGCCCAGTGAGATAAAAAAGATACTGAAGCTTGCTGAGAGGTTAAAAGACTATGAGGATGCCGAGGAGCAGGGATTACTTCTGCGGTTGCCGTGCAAGGTGGGAGATACTTTGTATCGGGTAAATAAAGGAGCGAAAGAGCCAGTTATTATGATGCGCGTTATCCAGTTATATATCAAGCAGATTCATAAAGACAGAACTATTATGAGAATTGATGTTATAAATGACGCTGATATGGGTGAGAGTTGCTATTTATCGTGCGACATTGGCGAAAGGATATTCCTTACTAGAGAGGAAGCCGAAGCCAAGCTGAAAGAAATGGAGGGGGAAAGTGATGTACTGTGATGGAAGATGTCAGTATTTAAACGAACGTAAACATAAATGTGAGTTGACCGGAGAAAAATTGACTTACATGAAGCAGACCGGAAGTATTTCATTTTCCGTGCATGAACACAGAGGAGTTTGTAAAGGGAAAAAGGTGGAACGCGATGGAGAATAGATTTTTATACCGCGCAAAGCGGATTGATAATGGAATATGGGTATACGGATTGCCAAGTTATGACACAGACGGAGAGATCAGAGAAATTGAAGCGTATGAAGATGCGGATGTTGAATTTTATGCCGTTGATCCATCTACCATCTGCCAGTGCACCGCAATGCCTGATAAGAACAAAAAGCTGGTGTTTGAACATGATATAGTATGGGATTCTGACGAAAGAGCTTTTTACGAGATTATCTGGAATCAAGAGGATATGTGTTGGAATGTTGAAGATGCAGACGGTCATAAATCTGAGTTTAAAGAATGCTATGGAAGCACAATTGAAGTTAATGGTAACAGATTTGACAATCCGGAACTGTTGGAGGTGCAAGATGCCGAGAACCATAGCGTATAGAGCGGGAGGATTTACAAATTGTGGAATCGGTTACACAAAATTCAGTCAGGAGGAATTGGCAGAAATGAAAGATAGAGTCATGACGGAGAATGAAGCAATTGAAGAATTAAAATATGATTGTAACGAACTTGGAAAAGCGATTCCGTGTGATACATCATGGGGGAAATCTTTTGAAAATGCTTATGCAATGGCAATAAACGCACTGGAAGAGGTACAGAAATACCGGAAAATCGAAAAAGACTTAAAAGAACGTTATCATGCCAACGTAGATATTCCGCTTTTGATGCACCACTTTATCGAAACGGTGTTTGAAGGGGAGAAGCATGAGGGATTTTGCCTTTTAACAAACGAGGATGCTAAGGTGTGGGAAGAATATAAGGCGATCGGCACACCGGAAGAATGCCGGGTAGCGGTGGAGAAGCAGACGGCAAGGAAAGGAATAAGAGAAAAGATAAAGAAAGGATACAATAGAGGAATGCATCACTATTATTGTCCTGTTTGTTACGAGAAGGGAGATTTAAGAAACAAGTATAATGTTGGGTTATATTGCAGTGGCTGTGGTCAGAAATTAGATTGGGAGGATGAAAAATGACAAGAAATGACATAGTAGCAGAATATGTAAGAAAACGTTGTCCTGAGATACTTGAGACTACAGATTTTGCAGCATTTGTTTTTGAAATGGCTTGTAAAAGCTTTGTAGATAATTTTGAAAAAAGTATAAAAATAGATTTCAAAAAGTTGAGAAAAATTTTTGATGACTAGAACAGGATGGAAGGGATAAAAAATGAGCGAAGAACTTAAACCATGCCCGTTCTGCGGCGGAAAAGCAATGTTCTTTACCATTGTAAATAAGTCATCACATTCGGATGTTGGAGTAATGTTCAAAATCAAATGTATGAAATGCGGAACAGAACTTCCAAAAAGCTATGAATGTGAGATGTATATGGATCAGGACGGTGGAATCAGAACAGGGAAAGACGAGCGAACGAAAGCAACTACAGATTGGAACAGGAGGGCGAACGATGAGACTGATTGATGCGGATGCGCTGAAGAAAGATTTAAAATCGGTTACTTTAAGCAATGGAACTTTAGTAAATACAAATGCAGTATTGTATTTACTAGAAGAATATCCGACGGCTTATGATGTAGACAAGGTTGTGGAGCAGTTGGGAAAATTAAAGAAAGCAGAGCAGGACAGACCAGATGATTGCGACGAGGACGGATGCGGAGACGGCGAACAAATCTACGATGACGGGAGAAGCCAGGGAAGATTTGAAGCATTTGGCAAAGCAATCGAGATCGTGGAAGGCGGTGGAGTAAAGTGACAAGAGAAGATAAAGAAGCAATTTTAAATAGTTTTGACGAAACAATGATACAACCGGATGAAGCAATGAACCTCACAGAAATGAGAGCATATGTAAAAGGTTTTGAAGATGCTAGAAATGCAATGTTTGATGCGACTGACAAGTTTTATCGAAGTAATAAGACGGATTAGAACCGTAGAGAAGAGGTGCACTGATATGTCAAAAGCAGCATTAGTTATGGATATGCCGGAATCATGTGATATGTGTGATTTTGTAGATGATGAGCAACCGCCAAGATACGGAGAAAAAACATTGTATTGTGGAGTACCGGGAATGGGAGAGGACGTAACAGATTATATAGAATGTAGACCCGAATCTTGCCCGCTCCGGGAGTTGCCAGAGAAGATACCAGAGTTGAAATCTGGTTATGAAGATCTTGGCACATCAATACGTCGGGTGGGTTGGAATGCCTGCTTAGATGAAATTTTAAAATAAATTGAAAGGAGTGAGATGTTTGCCATCAGATTGGATGATTTAAAAGCAATAAAACGATGAATTTATTGCATAAAACACAACATAATTAAATTTAAAGTGCACTATTGTAGATATGTGCACGGAATATCAGAAAGGAGCCGGGACCTATCCGGATAAAAGGCGCGCCGGGTTCCTGTGAAAAAATGAAAAATAGTGAATTAAAAGAATATTTGAATACATTCTCGGATGATGCACCAATAAGTGTTATTTTGGCAAATCCGAGAAAAAGAAAGAGATATGAAATAACGGGAACATTTTGTGTTAAAGATCTTGGACAACCAGTATTCTGTATTGAGGTTGGAAAAGAAGTTGATATGGATGCAGAAGAAATTGCAGCCTGTGAAGAAAGTGAACGCAATGCGGATGATTTGGAAGGTCAGATGGAGATCACAGACTTTCCGGAGGTGCTGCCATGATAAACGGAGAATTGATAGTAGATAACTTTGCCGGTGGGGGCGGCGCTTCCACTGGTATAGAAATGGCAACCGGATACAGTGTTGATATAGCCATCAACCATGATCCAGAAGCTATCAAGATGCACAAGGCGAACCATCCGAATACGAAGCATTACTGTGAAAACGTGTGGGCGGTCGATCCGGTAAAAGCGTGCAACGGGCATCCGGTCGGACTTGCCTGGTTCTCGCCGGACTGCAAACATTTTAGCAAGGCGAAAGGCGGGAAACCAAAGGATAAAAACATTCGTGGTCTTGCATGGGTAGCATTACGATGGGCTGGACTTGTAAGACCACGGGTGATCATGTTGGAAAATGTGGAAGAGTTCAAAACATGGGGACCATTGAACAGAGGGCACCATCCGATCAAGGCAAAGCAGGGAAAAACATTTGAAAAGTTTGTACAGCAGCTAAATGATCTGGGGTACACTGTAGAATTTAAAGAACTGATTGCTGCCGATTATGGCGCACCGACCATGCGAAAAAGATTTTTTATGATTGCCCGGTGTGATGGTAAGCCAATCGTCTGGCCGGAGCCGACACATGCACCCGCGGACAGTGAGAAAGTAAAAGCCGGATTACTGGAACCTTATGTTGGAGCGTATACACAGATCGATTTCAGTCGCCCTTGTCCAAGCATTTTTGACACTTCCGAAGAAATCAAAGAAAAATACGGCATCCGGGCGGTACGTCCACTTGCATCAAAGACGCTGGATAGGATTGCCAAGGGATTGAAAAAATTCGTTTTGGATAATCCAGAGCCTTTTATCATTCAGTGTAATCACGGTGGTGAGCGGAGACCGAACGATATTCGAGAGCCAATGCCTACCATAACCGGAAAGCACGGATATGGGATTGTGGAGCCATATATGGTACAGATCGGGCAGACAGGATTTGCAAAAGACCGAAGTAAGGATGTTAGAGAGCCGCTTACAACGATTGTGAGCAAAAATGAGCATTGTCTGATTGAACCAACGCTTGCACCATACATGGGAACGAATACGACAAATCATCCGGGCGGAAATTGCAAAGATCCGATACACACAATTACAACTGGCAATCAGCAATGTCTTATTAGTCCTACGTTGATTCAGTACCATTCAGAAACTTCAAAAGATGGAGTAAGAGGGCAGGCTATAAAAGATCCGATCATGACAGTTGACAGCTCAAATAGATATGGGCTGGTCGCATCGTTTCTGCATAAGTACTATGACGGAGGATATAAAGGTGCTGGGGAAACAGTAGAAAATCCGCTTCCGACAGTGACCGCATGGGATCATAACAGCGTTGTTACTGCGAATCTGATTCAGATGAACAATCATTGTGACGGAAAAGATATCAGACAGCCATTACCAACGATCACGGCTGGTGACGGACACTTTGGAGAGGTCAGAGCGTTTCTGATTAAATACTATGGACAGGGAACAGGGCAGGATATCAAAGATCCGCTTGATACAGTCACAGCACAGGATCGCTTTGGACTTGTGACCATCAACGGCACTGATTACCAGATTGTGGATATTGGACTGCGGATGCTGGAGCCAAGGGAGTTATATGGATGTCAGGGATTTCCGGACGATTACATAATCGACCATGATTACACCGGCAAGACATATCCGAGAAGCGAACAGGTGCGAAGATGCGGCAATGCAGTATGTCCGCCAATACCTGCAGCACTGGTCAGAGCAAATTTGCCAGAATTGTGTGTTGCAGAGCGGATGCCAAATATGCAGATAGAAGCAGAGCAGACCGGACAGCTCCGGTTTGCGTAAACCTTAAATTTTTCGGAGGTGTTGCCATGAATTTATTTGAAAAAGTAAAATGCAAAGGCTTTTATAAGCCATTTAAAGACGGAAGATGGCTGTATCTCGACAGGAAAACATTAACTGCTGATGCAATGGACAATAATCTGGCAGATGGAAACAATGATGGCACTGTCGAAAAAAATGTTGAATATATCGAGAAAACTTATTTCAAACACGTTGATAAGAATTTCACAGGTGTAATTGTTGGATATAAGGATATTGTCATCAAAGGCTATCTTGATGCGATTTATGAAGATGAATGTGATGTAGGTATCGGAGTCATTCCAGAAGCGTTTTATGTATCGAAAAGAGCAAAAGAAACGGTAAAATGTGCTGTTGTTTATTATGCGAACAATTTAAAACATTATGTTCCATTGGAAGATTTGGAGGTGCTGTCATGATACAGACAGCAGAAGATAAAGTGAAAGAGTACTGCCAGTGCATCCGCAGAGAAATAGAACACTGGAAAGTTATCAACCAGAACGGGTGTAATGATCCGTTCTGGTCGGATGGCTGCAACATGAATCTGACACGGAATCATATCATTTATTATCAGTCAAAGATCCATGAGGCCTGCACAGAAAATCAGTTGCCATTGCCAGATGAATATTATTTATCCATACCGCCGGAAGTGGATAATAATTATATGGCAAATTTTAAGCAGAAACCGCGGGTGGAGAGATTGCGTCAGATGGGAAGAATCACAACCGGACGTGTTTACCAGTACGACGAGAACCAGATGAGTTTATTTTAGAACCAGATAACAAAACCAAGAAGAGAGGAATGGTCATCTCATGAAAAATATAATAATGGATTTCGGTCTCTATTATGAAATTGCCAAAAAGAAAATCAAATTAAAACTATGGTCAGCCGAGTACTCAAAAGGATATTTATATTTTTTCCTGAACAATGTCGCAGATGTGACGGAAGAACAGTATAACGAGTACTCAAAGATGATCGATGAACTTTGAGAAAGAGAGGGGAAACAATGTGTAATTGCATGGATGAGGTATTGGAAAAAATGTGTGGGATGGAAAACATCGAACAGGTATTACCACCTATCGAGGTTATATCCGAAAGAGCGTACTTAGAATTTACAGTAAAAGAAAAAGGTAAGAAGAGAGAGCGGAAGCTGCCGGTATTACTGTCACGGTGCCCGTTCTGTGGCGAGCCGTATGATGAGAAAAAGAAATCTTGATGGAGGTAGATCATGAAAAGGAAACTTATAACAGCCATCATAGCTGTAGCACTCCTGATTGCCGGATGCAGTGATACAGCAAATGTCAGCGAGGGACAGGATAGGATGATGGAAAAGGTAGAAGATGAATGGGAATATGCCATTTATGTAGACAAAGACACCAATGTTATGTACATAAAAGGACCCGGAGACGGAGGAACTTTTACCGTTATGCTCAATGCTGATGGTACACCGAAGATCTGGCAGGGAGAAGAATAAAATATTGGAGGATAGTGGCTTATGAAGTTTTCAAAACTGACTAAGCCAGAGCTTGAAACAATTATTGAAAACGCCAATTTCACGGAGCAGGAAGAAGAAATATTTTATCTTCTTGCCCGTGGACTTATTTCAAAAGAAATAGCCATGAGACTATGCGTATCAACAAGAACAGTGGAAAGAAGAATTTTTGATATTAAACAGAAAGTAAAAAAGTTAGAAGGTGAGTTAAACGGGAAATCTTTCAAATAGTGAGTTGTTGAATATTGCCATCGAAAATGGTATTATCAACATAGACACCATTCAGAAAAAAATTGAAATGAACGAAAGGAAAAAATTTATTGAAAAACACACTTACAGCATTTGGCAAGGAAAAGATGGAAAGTTTTACACATATTTGCCAGATGAAGATAATAAGAGAGGAAAGAGACTTGTAAAGAGAACATCTGAAAAAGCAATTGAAGATGAAATAGTAAAGTTCTATAAAGCTAAGGAGGATGAACCTACAGTTATTCAGGTATATTCTAATTGGATTTCTGAAAAACTTGAATATGGTGAAATAACAAGACAGACAAAGGACAAGTACGAGACAAATTTTAAAAGATTTTTTGAAAATAAGTATTTGCCGATTGCAAATAGAAAAATCCGGTACATTGATGAAGAAATATTGGAATCATTCATAAAAACAGCTATTTCAAAACTGGAACTTACGCAAAAAGCTTATTCTGATATGCGGATATTGATTAACGGAATTTTCAAATATGCAAAGAAAAAACATTATACCAGCCTGAGCATAACCAGTTTTATGGGTGATTTGGAAATTTCGGAAAAGTCATTTAAAAAGAACCATAAGTCAGACTGCGAATTGGTATTTTCTAAGGATGAGGAACTTTTAATTGAACGATTTGTAATGGAAGATGAGCCTACATTGATAGAACTTGGCATTATTTTGGCATTTAAAACAGGATTGAGAGTTGGGGAAATATCTACCCTCTCATGGTCTGATGTCGGAGAAAATAAGATACATATATCAAAGACAGAAATAAGATATAGAGATGATAATGGCAAATATGTATTTGATGTTCAAAATTTTCCTAAAAGTGATGCCGGGTTTAGAGATGTTATAATTACCGCAGATACCAAAGAACTTATGAGAAAAATAAAAATGCTCAATCCATTTGGGCAATATATTTTTATGAAAAACGGTAAACGAATAAAAGGTCAGGCATTTACAAGGCGGCTATATGTGATATGTGATAGAATAGGAATTGGTGAACGTTCAATTCACAAGGCAAGAAAGACATATGCAACAAAGTTGATAGATGGAAATGTTCCAGAATCGGTAATAAAAACACAAATGGGGCATACAGATATCAGAACAACTCTCGATCATTACTATTTTAATAACAAGACAGAGAGTGAAATGCAGGAATATATTGCAAAAGCATTATCAATGTAAAAGGTAACACGAGGTAACACCTTTGGAGATAAAGAAATTCAGTATTTATGCGGGTTTGAGAGAATTGATACCGAGTTCGAATCTCCCTTCCGCTACTTTATTTTTATTTAAGAAAACCTTGTGAAGCCTTGATTTTACTGAAAGAAAGGAGTTTTTGAATGGTGTCTTTTCTAAAGGTCAAAATCAAAGGTAACACTAAAGGTAACACGAACGGATGTATGGACGCTTAATGCGTTCTTTTTTTTGTATTTTTTGACGGCAAACTGTCGGAATCGTGACGGTTTTGCCGCCTTTTTTTATGCAAAAATATAATCAAAGGGAGGGATGGTGGTGTTTTCAGATGAAGTTCTTGAAAAAATTTTTGCCAGAAAAGAGTTACAGTCCTTGGACTTGTCAACGCAGTCGTCTATCATACACGCAATAGAAGATGTTTTAGAGGAGGTCAAACAGGATGAATATGAGCGGAGCATACCAGAATCCGATTTATAATCAGCAGATGCAGCAATACGGGCAGCAGTACGCATACAATCCGTATATGAATCAGCCACGCATTGATAATACACAAAATTATATGCAGGCACCGCAGCAAATTCAGCAGCAGATCCCGGTTCAAACTTTTGGCATAAATGGAAAAGTAGTTCCGGCGGTAGAAAACATCACTGCCAATGATGTGCCAATGGATGGCAGCGTTGCATTTTTCCCAAAACAGGATATGACAGAAATATACGCTAAAAGTTGGAACGCAGATGGAACAATTCGCACAATCGTTTTTAAGCCAGTTTCGCATGATACTGTTAGCAATTTATCGCATGATACTGAAAAATTGAAATTTGACCTATCAGACGAGTGCACAGGTGCATTTATGCAGAAGTTTGATGAACTTTTTGGGAAGATTGAACAGATAGAAAACCGATTAGATAAAATTCCAAGCAGTCAAAGAAAAACTTCACAGGTAAAAAAGGAGAGTGATCCAGAATGAATCCGGCACAATTATTGTTAAATCAAATGATGAATTCTCCGCAGGTTCAAAACAATCCTATGGCAAAAAATGCCATGCAAATGTATCAAAGCGGAGATACAGGTGGACTTAAGACAATGGCAGAGAATCTCTGTAAAGAAAGAGGAATTACGGTAGATGAAGCAAAACAGAAAGTTATGAGCATGTTTAATCATTAGTACATTTTGGGGTGCGCGCAAAATAACCGGTTATCCCATTTGTAAATAGATCAGATGGAGGTAAACAAAATGTTTAATGGAAATGCAATGCCTAGTCTTGCTGATATTGCAGCAGTGACAGGAAACGGAAGAAACAATGATGGCATGTGGGGCGGCGATGGCTGGTGGGCTATCATTATCTTCGCTATGATTTTTGGCTGGGGCGGCTTTGGCGGCAATGGCTGGGGAGGAAACGGAGGTATGGGAGCGACAGCATCTGCATACACCGACTCTGCAATTCAGCGTGGGTTTGACACGCAGGCTATCATCGGAAAGTTAGATGGTATCACAAATGGTCTCTGTGATGGATTTTACGCACAGAACACTGCTATTATGAACGGTTTTCATGGTGTAGACAATGCAATCTGCAACCTTGGCTACCAGACACAGCAGGGATTTAATACCACAAACGTGACACTTATGCAGGCGCAGAATGCTTTACAGTCCCAGTTGGCTAATTGCTGCTGCGAGACCAGGGAAGCTATCCAGGGTGTAAACTACAATATGTCACAGAACACCTGTGCACTGCAGAACACCATGAACAGCAACACAAGAGACATTATCGACAGCCAGCAGGCAGGAACAAGGGCAATCCTTGATTACCTGTGTCAGGAAAAGATTTCTTCCTTACAGGCAGAAAATAATGACTTAAGAAGAGCCGCATCACAGGATCGCCAGTCTGCATTGCTCACTACTGCAATGTCAGCGCAGACACAGCAGATCATCAACGCTGTAAATCCGGCTGCAATCCCGGCATATGTTGTTCCAAATCCTAACGCTTATGCGTATGGCTGTGGATGCAACACAGGATGTAGTTGCTAAAAGTAGCTGCTACACAAAATTGAATAATTGAGTATCTTAATTGAGTTTAACTCGATTATGTCTGCTGTGCAGTATTGCTTATAAACACAAAGGGCAGACTATAATGTTTGCCCTTATTTTTGAAAGAGAGGTAAATAATTATGGCAGAATTTACAGGAATTGCAATTCAAACTGTCGCGCAGGGAGAAGATGTAGCATTTACAGAAACTCCGGTATGCGCAACAAAATGCATTGTTCATAGACAGGGAAGCGG